AATGAAATTGAAGAAGAGTTACAGAAGAAGTTCCCACCCATTGTCCATGAAAGATGGTCAGAGAAGACAGGGAAGAAACTTAAGGACAAGGTTGAAGTCTTTAATGTGGGTTCTAGGCAGCAGATTGCGAAGAGACTTGCGGGACTTGGGGTACGCTTTGACAAAGTCACAGAGAAGGGCAACCCAATAGTCGATGAAGCAGTTCTTGACACCATCAATCTACCGGAAGCAAAGGTCGTCAGTGAGTACTTGATGCTACAAAAAAGATACGCACAGGTCAACTCATGGCTACAGCACGTGAAGGAAGACGGTAGGGTACATGGACGTGTCATCAGCAACGGTGCAGTCACAGGACGCATGACGCATCAGTCACCCAACATGGCTCAAGTACCTGCAAGTCATAGCCCGTATGGACACGAGTGTCGGTCCTGCTGGACTGTGCCTGAAGGTAAGAAGCTAGTAGGTTTTGATGCCAGTGGTCTTGAGTTGCGTATGCTGGCTCACTACATGAAGGACGAGGACTATACCAATGAGATTATCAACGGAGACGTACACACGGCTAATCAGAAACTTGCAGGACTTGAATCAAGAAATCAGGCAAAGACTTTTATCTATGCCCTACTATACGGCGCAGGAGATGCTAAACTTGGAACAGTGGCTGGAGGAGGTAGAAGAACAGGCAAAAACCTTAGAGAATCTTTCCTCAGTAATCTACCAGCATTCGCAGCTCTTAAGGACAGAGTTTCAAATGCAGCAGCAAGAGGCTACCTCACAGGACTCGACGGAAGGAGACTCCTAGTTAGGTCGGAACACTCAGCGTTGAACACGTTGTTACAAGCAGCAGGAGCAATCGTGATGAAGAAAGCTCTGGTGATACTGGACGACTACGCAACTCGCTGGGACTTGGACTACAAGATTATAGGCAATATCCATGATGAAGTCCAGACAGAAGTTGCAGAGAAAGACGCAGAGAAGTTTGGTTGGTTAGCAGTAGAGTGTCTCAAGGCTGCAGGTATTGAGTTTAACTTGAGATGCCCTTTGGACGGTGAATACAAAGTTGGCACAACATGGGCAGAGACCCACTAAGGAGAAGCAATATGATTTATACTAAAGAAAATGGGAAGTACAAAGGCTGTAACCCTGAAACTAAACGAAAAGAAAACAAGCTTAGGATGTACGTCAACGGCAAGCACGTACCTAAGACACACCCTTTGCACAAACCCGGACACTACAAGAACTTTGAACAAGCAGCCTTCAGTAGTTTGTCCAAGTACGACAGCAGTGTCGAGGGTCAAGTGTACGCTATAACTAATCCTAACTTCCCTGACTGGGTCAAGATAGGCATGGCTATAGACGCTGAGGACCGTTTGAATGGCTACCAAACTTCTTCCCCCTTTAGAGATTATGTGTTACAATATAAGTATGACGTGAACAATCGTCGTAAGGCAGAATCACAGGCACACACAGAGCTACAGAAGTCCTATGAACGTAAGGGCGAGTGGTTCAAATGCACACCGGAGCAGGCCAGAGTTGTCGTCTCTAGTACAGCGGAAGAGTACAAATGAAAAATACTTACAACCTAGTGAGCGACATCTACAAACTTGTGGAGTCTAAAGACGTAGCAGAAGGAGTAGACATCGAGAGCTGCATTGAGCAGTTTGGCGAGAACGTCAAGGACCTCATGCGTAAGGAGTTTACAGAGGTCAGAGACGACTCACGTAAACTACGTATGTCCAACATAGGACGTGAAGAACGTTTCCTGTGGAATGTGTACAACGACGTTGACAAAGGTGAAGACTTGACTCCTAATACCTACGTCAAGTTCCTCTATGGGCATCTGATTGAAGAACTGCTACTGTTCCTCACAAGAGCTGCTGGTCACCAAGTGACAGATGAGCAGAAGAAGTGTGAGGTCAACGGCATCAAAGGTTCTATGGACTGCAGGATAGACGGGGTTGTGACTGACGTGAAGTCTACTTCCACCTACGGCTTCAAGAAGTTCAAGGAAGGGACACTGGCCTACGACGACCCTTTTGGGTACATAGGACAGATTAAAGGCTACGCTCATTCAGAAGGTGAAACTAAGTTTGGCTGGCTGGCAATGGACAAACAGAATGGTCATCTGACTTATCTGCTGTATGACTCTGAGGACACGCAGGCACCTGTGTACGACCTTATCTCTTATGACATAGGAGAAAGAATCAACCAGATAAAAAAGATGGTAGAGCAGGAGGAGCCACCAGAGGTATGCTACGAAACTATCGCAGATGGCAAGAGCGGCAACCAGAAACTCGCTATAGGATGCTCCTACTGCTCATACAAAAAAGAATGTTGGCCTTCCTTAAGAGGGTTCGCGTATTCAGCAGGTCCACGTTATTTAACAGAGGTATTCAATGAACCGAAAGTCCAGGAAATCGAAGTTTCGTAGTGTTTTTGAGGAACACACAGCGGAAGTACTGAAGGGTTTTGAGTACGAACCCTACACAGTACCTTACACAATACACAGGAACTACACACCGGACTTTGTACACGTCCCTAGCAACACGCTGGTTGAGTGCAAAGGTTTCTTTAGGGAAGGAGACACTAAGAAGTACACTAGCATCAGAGACAGTCTTGAGGACTACCAGAGTCTTGTGTTTGTTCTTATGAATCCAAATAAAAAAGTAAGGAAGGGAGGTAAGATTACTATGTCTCAATGGTGTGAGAAACAAGGTCTTGACTGGTACACATTAGATACGCTACAGGAGTTGATGGACGATGTCTCTAACAATGGAGGAAATTAAGGAACTTCTACTTCGCAACTACGACCCTGAAGACTTTCTGGAAGCACTGGAGATAACTTCCGAAGAGCTTCTGGACAGGTTTGAGGACAAGCTGATAAACAAACTAGAGGTATTCGCGGAAGAGCTAGAGGATGAAGAGGAGAACGAAGATGAGTATTGATTTAGCAACGGAAAAAGAGTGGGACGCTCTGGTTCATAGACCACCTCACTACAATCAGGGAGGCATGGAGGCCATTGACTACATTAAGCAGCAACTGGGTGACGGCATTGTTGACTACTGCGAGGGCAGTGTTATGAAGTATCTGCACCGCTGGCGTTTCAAGAATGGTCTACAGGACCTGAAGAAAGCACAGTGGTTCTTAAACAGGATGGTCGAGGAACAGGAGGCTGTAGAATGAAAGTAATTGAAGGAGGTTTCGACCAGAAGAATAAAACAGACGAACTCACTGTGCCTATGGTGTTTGACGCTATCGTCGCTAAGGAAGACTTGGAAAGCTACGACGAGGCTTTCTGTGTTGTTAAGTCAGAAGACTTCATCCTTGTTTCTACGAACATGGACACAGCAGGGCTTTACTTCCTGTTGGACCAACTGAAGATGTCACTAATAACTGGGGGAGAATACGAACTATAATGGACGCATATCAAGAATACATACATAAATCAAGGTACGCCCGTTACCTGCCTGAAGAACAGCGTAGGGAGACATGGGAAGAAACTGTGAACCGTTACTTGGACTTCTGGGTCAGTAAGGAGAAGTTGTCCAAGAAGGAAGCTAAGGAACTCTTTGACCCTGTGCATGATTTAGACGTAATGCCCAGCATGAGGGCACTAATGACTGCAGGTGAGGCTCTGGCTAGGGACAATGTCGCTGGGTTTAACTGCTCCTATCTACCCATAGACCACCCTAAAGCTTTCGATGAGATGATGTACGTCCTCATGTGTGGCACAGGAGTTGGCTTCAGTGTGGAACGCCAGTACATCACTAAACTACCAGAGGTTGCAGAGAAGTTTCATGACACAGATACAGTTATACACGTCGCTGACAGCAAAATTGGATGGGCTAAATCTTACCGGGAACTTATCGCGATGCTCTTTAGTGGTCAAGTACCCAAGTGGGACGTTTCTGGAGTTAGACCTGCAGGGTCAGCCCTTAAGACCTTCGGAGGTAGAGCGTCTGGTCCAGAGCCTCTTGTTGACCTCTTCCAATTCACCGTGGAAGTCTTTCGAGCATCTGCTGGACGACGACTCAGTTCCGTCGAATGTCACGACCTCTGTTGTAAGATTGCACAAGTCGTTGTCGTTGGGGGAGTCAGACGCAGCGCCCTCATCAGTCTCAGTAATCTTACCGACGACAGAATACGACGAGCTAAATCAGGGCAGTGGTGGGTAGATAATCCGCAGCGTGGCTTGGCTAATAACTCAGCTTGTTACACAGAGAAGCCTGACTTTGAAGCTTTCCTGAACGAGTGGAAGTCTCTGTATGAGTCACGGTCAGGCGAGAGAGGTGTCTTTAGTCGTGTCGCTAGTCAGCGTCAGGCAGAGAAGAACGGACGTAGAGACGCAAGCTTTGACTTTGGCACAAACCCATGCTCAGAGATTATACTCAGGCCCTACCAGTTCTGTAACTTGTCTGAAGTAGTGGTGAGGGCTGAGGACACACTGGACACCCTGCGTATCAAGGTTAGGTCTGCTGCTGTCCTAGGGACGCTACAGGCTACCCTGACTGACTTCAGGTACTTGCGTAAGATATGGAAGGACAACACGCAGGAAGAGGCATTGCTAGGAGTGTCACTCACTGGCATCATGGACCATCCAGTTATGTCAGGGAGGAAGAGTCGTGAAGAACTTAAGCAGTGGCTCACGCAGCTTAAAGAGGAAGCTATTAAGACTAATCGTACTTGGGCTAAACGTCTTGGCATTAATGTTAGCACTGCCATTACTGCTGTTAAGCCTTCCGGTACTGTGTCTCAGTTGGTGGATAGCGCATCAGGCATCCATCCTAGATACGCGGAGCAGTACATACGAAGAGTAAGGGCAGATGCACGAGACCCACTCTGTGCTGTCCTAGAGGCTGCAGGAGTCCCTGTGGAGATGGACGTTACTTCTCCTACTACTAAGGTCTTCTCGTTCCCCATCAAGTCTCCTAAGCAGGCTGTAGTAGCGACTGATATGGGAGCTATGGAGCAGTTGTGTCTGTGGGAGATATATCAGGACTACTGGTGTGAACACAAGCCTTCCAT